ATTCCCATTGCTTTTAGATACGCTTTACGATGCGATCTACTTTCAAATACTGCTTGCCCAGTTTGCGAATCAAACTGCGTAGGCACTCCAAGATTAGAAGCATTTTGCATTGCTTCCTTAGCCTGGGAGGGGTGTACTCCTGCCGCATCGCTTTTCAAAGGCCACGATGCACACCCTCCCAGACTGGTTCCCGACATTTCTGATGCGTAATCCCTAACCCATGTTTCGCCATCTAACACAATATTGTCGCCCTCTTGCTTGGATTCCATTTCTGAAATAGTCATAGTCAATTGGGTTGTTTGATTAGTAGACGAATTTTTATATATGTAATTAGGCATTGCTCACCATTTTTCTTTATTAGCCCAGTATGCGGCAGACATCTTACCTTTTTTTATGTTTTTGCCGTGCCTGGCTTTGAACGATTTGCGTTTTGCTTTAGTTTTTGCAGATTCACCCTTTTTAGGCTTGCCTGCAGTTTTAGCACCTTGCTCTCCAAAACGAATCATTTTTACTTTTTCGCCATCTTTGGCTAATACTACATGCGATTTAGTGGGGTGGCTAGGGGTTCGTTTTGGTTTGTTGTAACCGCTAAACGTTTGACCTCTATATGTAACTGCCATACTTATTTCCTTTTCTTCGCTGTTTTAGCAGAACGCTTAAATGCAGCATTAGTTGGCGCACCTTTAGATCCAGGTTTACGCATTTTTTCACCTGATCCTGCTTTGATACGTTTTCTTTTAGCGTGGATGTTTGCGTATAACCCTTTTTTCTTAGCCTTTGCCATTATCCGCCTGCTCCATCGCCAGTGCCGTCTTCAATACCAGCAGTAATGTTTGCTAATCCTGTATCAAGGCTACTTGTTACAGATTTATAAGAACCAATTGTCGCTACGGCAATAGTAGAAACTACTAATGCCATTTCAATTGATTCGCCGCCGTGTTCATCTGCGAATAAGTTTTTAATAAAATTCATTTCAACCCTTTGTTTGATTTTTTACAATGCTATACATTTTGTCGTTATGTGCATCTACTTTGTTCATTAGATAAGAAATGTCGTGTTTAGTTTGTGCTTCTAAACCTTTGAACTTGCTTTCTAAATTTTGCAATTCTTTTTCTTGGTCATTAACTTTATGACTAACTTTCCAAACAAATCCAATAAGAGCAAATACAGCACTACTAACAACAGTAATTGCTATATCTAAAAACTGAGATTCTAAATTCATCTTTCCCCCGTAACGTGTTCAATATCCTCTAGGTGTTTTTTTCTTACTACCCTTTTTCTTCATAACCTTTGCTTTGCGTGGTGTCTTCTTTTTTGTTGTGCCGTTATTTCTCTTTTTCATTCCTCTGTTCATTGCTTTTCTCGCATCCGGCGATCTTTGACATACTTTAGAAAATCCGCCGGGCAATTTTCATAGTATTTAGTTTGCTCTAGTAACACACTAGCAGCGTTAACTTCAGACAATTCTTGAATAAAAACCATTCCATAAGGTTCATCAATAAGGTGTTCCCAATCTTCTGCTTCGTCATCTGGTTGACCCGTGCCGCCTTCGTCCGTAGGGACAAAAGGCATAAGTGTTAGATCGGCGTTAGATAGTGTATCGTTTTCTTCGTCGCACCAATCGTTAATTTCTTCCCAAGGCCAATCTACGGTTACAACAATAATTAAACTGTATTCACCGTTCCAAGTTCGGCATACTTGTTTAACTGTTTCTTTGTTTCCAAATTTAATTTCTACTTTGTTTTCAAGCCAAGCCTTCTTAGCAAATGGACATGGGGGCATGTTGCCGAAATGCACAGATGTTTTTTCTAACACCTGCGCACTCCAAGTACGTATTTCTTCTTTAACGTTTTGTTCCCACTTATTCAATTTACGCTCCGTCAGGAGTAAAATTATCCATTTCTGATTGTTGCACGTTGCCGCCCATAAGAATACGAGACATTACATCGTCTTTACCCTTTTGTGTAGCCCCGGATCTGTTTTCTCTGACGTAGTTACGTGTAGTAACTGGCGATTGCCTCGTTTCACCTTGACTCATTTCCATTGCCATCTTTTTATCTTCATCGGTCATTAAACCAAGAATATCGTCAAGTTCAGGAGTATTAGAGTATTTGCTTAGGTAGTGCATGAATTTCTCTAAATCTGGCTGCATACCGTATTGAGCAAGCATTGGAGACATAGGCAAGACTACTTCGCTCATCACCTGCATCATTGTTTGCACACGTTCTGCAGGGCTTCTGTCTTGCATTGAATATGGAGCAATGTCTAACTCGTAATCAACTATATCTGCTTTACGTAATTCAGGAGGAAAAGATGTTTCAATAGAAACGTCTGTGCCTTCTACGGTCTTTTCAATTGGGTATTCACTTACAGGATCGTTGTAAACCCAATACGCCATAGTTTTAATTGCTTGTTTAACAGCCTTGGTAGTTCTTTCTTGCATGTCAACTACCTTCATTGCACTACTTTGCTTGAGCAAGCGTTCTTGCCCCAAAGTATCTGCACCTTTAGCAAGTCCACCCATTACGTCTAGGTTGCCACCAAAGTAAGAGAACATGTCTTTAATTTGGATAAGAAACGCAAGTGATGGGCTATCTACGCCACCGTATTTAACTTCTCGGGTTGCTTCAGGACGGTCACTTCTAATTGTGTCGCCGTCGTTAGCACGCACAACACGCTGCCCGTCTTCATCTGCACCACCCTGCACAACTGTCAAAGTCTTTTGACGTTCTGCTTGGCGACCCATTTTTCTAAACATGCGGTTAGCAAGATCATGCAGGTCAATTAGGTTTGCAATAGGCGACAGTGGCATTACGTTTCCTGGAACATCCCCGAACGACAGCATTTGATATGGGCCTTGTTCTGGACCATCCCATTCTGTCTCACGCAAAATCATATCTTCGCGGATACTGCCTTCATCATCAGCCTGGAACGTAATGTATTTGCCTTGGAATGGCATCCATATGTCCCATAGTTCTACAGTTCTTTGTCCTGCACTTGCTTGTGAACGATCAAAACCAGCAGATAATGTTTGTGTTCGTTCGTCGCCTTGTTCGTTAGTAGAAGGAATGGTTTGTGGCGTTATGTTTTTAGTTTGATCGCCAAACATGTCGCTGTCTTTTACTTGATCGTAAAGAAGCGAGTATCTGTTGCCAATGTATTGTGCTTGATCCCATTTGCGAGCAGACATGTCAATTACAAAATCGTCAAGGTCTACTGTTTCTGCAAACACTGAACCAGGGTCACGCATCCATCCTTGCAACTTAGCCTTCTTGCTATCGTCTGGGCAAATACCAATTTTAAGAATGCCTACAGAAAACAATGCGTCTGTAACCCAGTTCTGCAAAGTTTGACCAAAGTCAATTTCATCTAGCAGTTTGTTTAATACAATCTCGAAACTTAATGCTGTAGGTTTAAGTTGTTCAATCTTACTGGTTACTAATACGCGGGGCGTTTGTGCAGCAAGTTGGCGTTTGTAAATTGACACAGCCATTTCTAAAAGGTTGACAGGAATCTTGTCGCCTGAACCTGAATCAGAATAATGAAAGCCAACGTAAGAACGTAAAGCGTGCATACGCTGTTCTCTAAATGGCTGGAGTTTTCTGCGAGAGTAATCAATTGACTCTCTAATTTGTTTGTATTCGCTTGTTGACATTACCACGTTTCCTTAGAGGCTTGTTTTTCTAGTCTTACCATTCGTCGGTATGCCAAGGTATTTTCAGGGATTACAGTCTTCTGGACTTTCCTTGGAATTGTTTTGGACATTGCTTTCCACAAAAGCGCATCCGCCGTAGGTCTGTCTCCGTGATTTTCACGAGCGCCGGAAGGGTCCATCTTTGACAAACTCCGTGAGTGAGTAACCCAGCCCGTTTGAGCAAATATGATCTCACGACATTCTTCAACCGCTGGTTTAGACCTGTTTATAAATCTACCACTTGATAACGCTCTTCGGTACTCCGAATAAATTGAACGCTTTTCATCTTTTGTCGGCCACCAGCCGGGTATCGTGCTGTGTTTTTTTGTCACAGACGTTTCATTTGTACGAAAATATATGTTTCTGTGACCATGCTCTAGCACTACATCACCAAAGTTACGACCAGGCCCTGGGGCTTCCCAAATCATGTACGCACCTCCCGGAGTATTACCTGTAAACCATTTAGCCAACGCAACTGCATAACGCCCGAGTTGGTCTGGTCTTAGGTTAGGAGAGCATAATTCAGCAACTTTTTCGCCAGTATTGCAATCGCCAACAGATATAACGCTGTTACTAGCACCTGTACCAGTGGCAATATCAACGCCCATAGCGTATTTACGGTCTTTAGGTATCTTTCCGGCAGCATCAGGGTTAATCCATAAGGACAATGCCCCTTTGCCTCGTGAGAAGTTACTTGGTTCACAAGACCTATCATCAAAAACTAACTCGCCTGTCATAATCGGTGGGCGGCAATCTTTGTGCATTATCTTGTTTAATTCAAGAGCATCAAAGAATTGGTAGTCAGAAGCAGCAAAATCAATATCAAGTTCTTGGGCTATTTCTTGCGGGTGAGCGCAACGTTTGCATTCTTGGTCGTACCAAGGGCTACGCTTCTTGCCGTTTTCGTCTTCGTAGAGGTCAACAGCCTTTTCTGGGTGCAGGGTCCAATGCAACTTGATGTTCTTGATTTCGCTTTTCTGCGTTAAATCATAAAACGCACCTGCTGTGCCTGCAGGAGTTGAATTAAATATACGGCACTTAGTAGCGTCACGAGTAGATGATAACGCTCTATACGACGAATCTATCTCAAATGCGGCAAACTCGTCAAGACCAATAGCGGTACGCCTATCTCCACGAGCAACGTCACCTGTAGTTGACTCACCGTCAATGTTAGAACCCGTGTCCTCGTTGCTCAAACGCAACTTAGTCCTAGTCATATTGGGCAATAACCACTTAGGCTGGTTCTTATGTAGGAAATCTATCTTCCAGAACAAAGACTTAGGGTTACCAGGCTTGTCTACATAGTCTTCGTTACGGCTAACTAGCAAGAAAGACAGGTCTGACCTGAAGTGCCATAACCACTCAAAGACCAGCAAAATGATCCATGACGCACCCATATCGCGGCTTTTCTGCAAAACCACATCCTTGCCAGTAAAAATGCAATCTACTAGGTCCAATAACACTTCATCTTGGTAATCCCAAGTAATAAATGGAACCGTACCGTTTTTCTTACGTGGGTCATACGTCCAGCAAAAAGCATTCACATAAAACAAAAAATCCCTACTACAAGCACTCCACAAATCTGAGGATATATCTTTGTTGCCTGAAGCAGACTCAATCAGTTTTTTTCTAAATTCAAGATTCTCTTCTAAATCTTTTGGGACTTGTGAGTAAATGCTCATGATTGCTCAAAGGCAAGCGTATCTAATACCTGTTCTATGTTCTCTTGGATTTTTTCGTAATCCATTGGTTGAATAAAAGCAGGTGTTGCCTCTCCCAGATTAGATCCTTGAATGTTTTCTTGGAAGTACTCTACCGCATCATCTGGTGTCATACCGTCACGGTCTACCAATATATTGAGTATTACGTTGACATCATAGACAAAAAACGCTTCTTGCCCATCTTTACCCAAACGCTGACCAATGCCAACTACAGCGTCATTCATCCCCGATATCATCACTAGACCCGCCATTATCAGTTTCCGTTACCTGTTTAATACGACTTATTAAGTCTAATATCGGCTTTCCGTCATCAGAAAACCGGGTTTCAGCCTCTAGGCTCTGCTTCGTCGGCATCAACTGTCGCCAAATCGTAGACCAAAACGAAGCCTCATTCGTGTTATTACGCTTTGCCCACTGCAACATCCCCCAGGCCTCACTACTAGGCGCATCCCCAGGCTCCGCATCCGCCACCATTAAATACGATGCTACCCAACGTACTGTGTCCGCAGTACTTACACTCTCCTTGGCAAATGCCTCGGCAGAAACTTGACCTTTTAATTCAATATTCTCTACCACTTTTGCCACACCGCCAGATATTGTGCTATCCTCCTGCGCAGCAGGCGTGGAGGGCAACTCGTACCCTTCCATCAAACGGCGGTCAGCCTCCTGCCAAGCCTCGTCCGGCGCAAGACCCGCGCCTTTCAACGACTCACGCACCTCAATAAACTCCTTCCAACGACCAGCCTCCAGCCAATGGTCCTTGATCGCCTTCTTTGCACGCCGTCGGTTCGCCTCATGTTCTGGTACGCGGTTAGTCATGTCCGCATGTTACCACATCTGAAATCCAATGCACGGTGATTGGGGGTAAGCATTAGCAAACGCG